CTCCACAGAGTTCACCAAACAAGGCAAGTCGGAGAAACCAATAGGATACCTCTCGGCAAAGGACGCAACTATTTTACATTTATGAGATTACATATATTCAAAGTTCCGGAAATCTACATCCTTCCATCTATCTTCTTAGAAGTTGATGGACTCAAAGGGGATAGAATCATTTGGCTATCAGTGGGTTTATTTAACTTTACCCTAAGCTTACAGATAACTAAAAAATAATGAAGGAGAACTTAGAGAGATTGCAAACTAGGATCAACCTCGTCAGAGAAGAATCCAGAACTGTATCGTACAGAATAGAAGCTCTTGAAGATCGCCGCAAGGAGTTACAAGAGCAGAAGAAACACCTCAAAGAATTACTTTCAGATATGTCTTAGGTTCAGTTAGTTCAGTTAGGTTTAGTTAAGTTATTGCTACTATTATCTACCCATAAAAGCCCTCACCGTTTGTTTGTTTTCCGGTGGGGGTTTTTTTATTCGTATAAACTCTTTAGGTTTATTCCGTTCTGAACGGCTCTTATGCCAGAGCGGTTAATCTTACCTTTTTCAAAGTCTTGTTGAAGCATCTCAAGTACCATACTTGAAGGCATCTCTGAACCGATGTCGATATATCTTTCAATTTTCTCAGCTCTTTTTCTTCCGCTTAGACCAGATGATATACTCAAGTCCGGAACTTGCCCCATCATAAGCATATCTAGTTCTGGTTTACTTAACCCTAGTCTTGTTATTATTTTGCTTCTTATTAAATCATCACTAGCACCCAAGGTTCGGTAATCATTTATGTGAACCAATGCTTTATTTAATTTATCCTTGTACAATCTATTAGCGCTATTGTATTGGTTTAATAAATCTACCCTTTCACCTTTAGTTGCCCTAGATGTTTCCCTTACGTAATCTGTACTTATTGTATCTAAATCATCAGCGATTGCTTTCATTTTAAAGAAAGCACCCTTCTCTAGTTCAGTTATATTTCTTCTTAATCCAAGAACTGTTTCTACAGCTTTAGTTGTTGGTGTTTTATCTTGTAAGAATTTACCCTCTATCAATTGCTTACCTACACTTGGAGTAAATGCTTCGTAAGAATATCTCTTAGCCATATTCTGCACGTGTTCAAACCCATCCGCCGCAGATATTTGATCACCAGTTCTTAAATCCCTATTAGTGAACGCTTCTGTTATTAACCTAAGATTAATTGTTTGACCCAATCCTTCACCTTGAAGTTTACTGAATATAGCCTTCATAGCATTGGTTACAACCTCTTCGGCGTTCTCGCCTCTCATAGCGGCGTTAGCAACTTCCATCAAATCAGTAGCTGGTATCTGATAGGATGTATTGATCTCGGAGTACTTACCGTCTCCAAGGTCCCTTATTAATAAAGGATTGAACTCATTCCATTCAGCTGAAATAGATCTTCTGTAAGCATCTTGCTCATCGTTATTCATACCATTGATTGCATTAGAGGCTGTCGTAAATCCAGTTCCGAGCGCACCTAAATACATCGCAAGATGTCCGTACTTCTTAGCGCCCTCCCTTGCTAATGCGGCTTGATTAAATTCTAGTCCGTACCTATCTTCGATTTGTTTAGCAAAGTTTCCATCCATAAGGTTTTTTGCCATAGCGAATTGATTGTACTTAGTTCTTAATTGCTCAGATATATATGATCCGAACTCATTGACTGCACCGTACCTAGATAGTGTTTTAAATAATGGTGATACCCTACCGTAATTAGAAAACTGCGAGTTGGCTATTTCGGCAGCAAGTTTCTCCACCATATATTCGGCGGCTTCCTCTCTGATTGCTTCATCGGATGCTTTCTTTCCTAGCTTGGATCTAGCAAAACGAAGAGCCTCTGGGTCCCTACCCATTCTAAGTACTGATTCCTTTGATGCTTGTCTACGTATGAAGTTTTTGTAGTGATCAAATACAATTAGCCTCTGAGTGGTATCGAATACATTATAAGCTTTACCGAATCTAGCTTGAAACTTTTGCACGGACTTTATGTCGAAACCATTCTTAATAGCTTCGGCAACATCACCAGCAAAAACACCTTTATCCATTAACTGAAGTTCTTTCAGTCTGTTAATTCTAGCTATATTTGGTTTTCCAGATTTCGTAAAACCAAGCATATTTGATACAAATTTATTTCCGTTTGATGTACTATTAAAATCATTGAGAGCGAACTCGTATCTACTCTTATTAAATGATTTAAGTGGATTAATTCCTAGTGCCAACATATCCATAGTATTACTTATGAACTGCGAAGGATAATTTAAAGGACTGAGTACAACCGCAGAAAATTTAGTCAAACCAGTTGTTGTTCCAAGTAACTTACCGAATGTATTATCAATTAAGTTAGCCCCCTTGATTCCGTAATCTTGTGAAGTAGCTACGTTGAGCGCTCTCTGTATATTTTTTGTTACGTACAGTATTTGACCTTGAGAATTTCTTTGAGCATCTGTCTTTCCTCCTAATCGAAGTGGAACGTAATCATCACTAAGTCTTTGTGTTGTGGCTACATTTGATCTAAGTAAATTATTTTTTACGTTAGCATCCCCAGTTTCTCTGGCAGCGTATCTTCCCAATCCCTTGAGAGTAGCCTCTATCTTTTCGCCGGGTCTAGTATATACGCCTAAGTACTCTTGTAGCTCTTTTGGTAATTCTTCTTTCTTTTTCAAGAAGTTTTTATTAGCACTTAAAAATTTAAATCCATCCGCTGAAAGTTGTTGAAATATACTTTTATTTGATCTTCCGAATTTTATTCCATCTAGGTTTACTAAGAACTCTTCAATCTCTTCTAATGTTTTTCCATCTTTCTTGAAGGAATTAATTAAATCATTTCTAGCTTTTTCGGATGGTTTGTAATCCGCGTCCTCAAAGAATTTATACGTTGTTCTTTTGTACCCTCCGCTCTTTATACTATCCTCGATGGATTTTCGAAGCAATGGATCTAAGTTAATATCTCCAGCTGAGTCTAAGTCTAGTAAATCTCTTTGTGCTTTCTCTTGTAAAGCTCTAGCATCTGTTAATGTTTGTTTAAGACCGGACACTTCATCTACTAGTTCATCTGTTTCACCTCGTATAAATTTATCAATAGAATCTTGTCCATCCTTAGATGCTTTATTATAAGCGTTGTCAACAATCTTACCAGCTGTCATAGCTGAATCCGCGGCTGCCTCAAACTTTGATTGAGCTTCTCTTATTGCCTCCGATGTTCCTCTACCAAGTAACTTAGTTGGGAGTACGTATGAGTTTACGGTATCTATTAATCGTTTACCTATTGTTCTTGGGTCTCCACCAGTGACACCATCTACTACATTTACTGTATCTACATCTCCCTTTTTATAATTGGCGTTTACTTCATCTTGGGTTTTACCAGAAAGTTTTTTAGAGTAGCTACTAGATAAAGCATCACCGGCGGCACCTAGTCCTATGTTCAGAACTCCACCAGTTGCGGAAGCAACTAACAATCTGTCCATATCTATTTCGCCTTCATCGATTAACTGCTGAGTAGCTGAAGCTGTAGCACCAACTGCGGCACCAGCGCCACCTCTAATAGCTAACTTAGGTAAAAGCTTTGCTCCCTTTGCGGCTTTACCAAATGGAGGTAATGTGTTTAATAAAGTATCGCCGGCTACACGACCCCAACTGTATTCATCTCTACCTTCGATTCTTTGAGCTGCTAATGAACCAGTGATACCACCGACCAACGCTCCGATTCCGTAACCGATTGCTGCTCCCGGAAGACCTCCGACTAAAGCACCGGCTGTAGTAAGACTGTATTTCAATCCTTCACCTAGTGCAACTTCGGCGAGAAGACCTTTACCTACAGTACCGAGAGAAGGTTCTTCTTTTACTTCTTGAGGTTGAGATACTCTGTCGAATATATCTTTTGGCTTTGATTTAACTGTATCTAAACGATCAAATACATCGCCGGATTTTTCAGAACCTAATCTGTCAAAAATATCAGCCATTATATTTAACTAACAGTATATCCTTGTTCTTTAGCTAATCTACGCGCTTCTTCTTTATCGCCATTAGCTTGATCTAAGAATTGTCTAGCNAGTTCATCAGTAAGAGTTAAGCCGCTTCCTAGTGTACTAGCTTCACCTATACGACCTTTGGCAAGTATAGCTTCTTCTGCCGCTTGAGTTAATGTTCCGTCCGGATTTCTAAATGGTACACCAACTAGTCCAAATCGTGATTCAATGTCTGCTAAATCCTTCTCTACAGTAGTAGCCTTTGGCGCACCACGTGAAGCAATCAATGCTTCGGTAGCAGCAATTTCTGTTTCAGCCTTCTTAGCTTTTGTTTCAGCTTCTTGTTGCATTTGTTTAGCCATTGCGTTTACTGCGGATCCCTTCATTCCAGCTTGTCTAGCTAGTTTTCTGTAATCAGATAATGACATCTCTGAAGATTCTCCTCCTCTAGCAGCTTTAAGATATTCTTTTTCAGCGGCTGCTTCATCTCTAAGGTCTTTCATTCTTTGTGCGGAAGCCGCTTTGAACGCCGCATCGGACTCAGCTTGTATAGCTGGATCCCTCAAGAATGGTGCAATCATCTGTGCGGCTATCTGAGTTCTTTCATCAGCTGACACGCCTTGCTCTTTTAAATTCTTTAAGTACTCGGTATGTATCTCTATAGGAGACTTGGCTCTCTGTGGAGTTGTAGCTATAGGTGCTATAGGTGCAGTACCTTCTTCTACAGCATTAGGATCTTGCATTAACTGATCCGTTACTAGAGCAGTTCCCAATCCTAGTGTAGCCAATGATGGTAAAACATTTGAACCACTTTTTTGAGGAATTGTTAATGGATTGATTACAGTTCCCTCAACTCTCTTGGGTCCACCAGCTCTAGGTATTCTAGGAACTGGTAATTGACTTGTTGTAGCCGGTAGCTGCTTAGGTGCCCTAGTAAGACTAGGTAAAAATCTAGAAAGTCCTTGAACCGTTTTTAATGATCCTACATTTCCGGGAAGAAAGGTTGCCAACGGACCAGCACTACCGAACATAGGGTCTGCGGACGCTATCGTTTCCTCCGACCTAGGGTCTTGTAATCCAACTAATTGTTGTGCTACGTTACCAGCTTCTTGTTGAGCCATTAAAGCTTCTTGTGATGCTTGGTCTTCACCAAATAAAAATGGTATGCTTGCTTGTGTCCCAAAAGGGTTCATAAATCCGTTTGCCATAATTGCTATTATATCATAAGGTTCAAGTTGTATTAGTAACCGAAGAACGTAAAACTAAAGTCCCCTACTGACGCACTACCATCATCTGGTGGAGGGTCATCTAATGTAGTTGCTGTAACCTCAACGAAAGGATTTCCGCTTACGGAAACTGTCCTATAGTTCCTAGTTATACTACCTACGTCATCACTTTCATTCACATAAGATGTTATTCCTTTTGAAACGTAGTGCCTTGAATTAACGGTACCAGTACCGGTATCAGCTGTACCGTTAAAGGTAGCTCTAGCATCAGCTAAGAACTCGAAGCCATAACCCTCTAAGTTACTATCATCATCTTCTGGTGTTCCTAAGTAAAGTTTATTGATGTAAAAATTAGAGTTAAGTTCAACCTCTATGCCGTCATCACCTAATGTTTGAAACTCTCTTTTAACCGAACCAGTGTTGCTTATTGTGTAATTAAGCAACCTATCCTTGGGCTGAAAAGCTAAATCAGTTTCCTCTAGATTTAATCCCGGTAAAAATAATGATCCATCATTTGAAGTCACCCTTGTACTTACGTCCACTCCCACTAAATTGAAATAAATGTTTACAGCTTGCTCTAGAGTTAAAGCCTCGTATCTATCGTAAGTACTAACATCTACCTTTCTTGTGTCCCATTGGGTATCAACAAGTGGAAACCCATTAAAAAATCCTACTGCCGAAAAGGGCTCTGCTGATGGTATAGTCATATTAACCCATTAAGAAGTCTCTTTGTTCGGCTTGACCGTTTATTATAACCGTAAACTGCTCAGTTCTTCCGCTGGATGAATTTACGTCACTAGCACCTTCAGAGACGGAGCTGTCAACTCCTTCATCCGTAAAGCTATCATTTGTTCCAGTTAAGTTGCCTTCATTCTTAGCTTTATTGTAAGCGGACTTTATTTGTCTACGTACTTTTGTGCTTCTTTGCGCAGCTCTTGTTCTTAACGCTTCGGACAAAGTACGCCCACCGAGAGCATCTTCTCCTCTTTGTATAGCTTCCCTATTTTCTCTTTCTCTTAATATAGAGTACTTNTTTTGTATATCTAATTCGTCTGGTGTTGCCATTAACTATTATAAGGTACTTGATTATTTATTTGAGTNGGTACAGTGTCCGAAACAANGATAGTCTTTTTATAGTAAGTTGTGCCGTCCTCTAGTAAAAACGCTGGCTGAATGTCAATATCTAGGACCCACTTTGATCCTACNGGAGTAGGAGGACCATCATTTACTGAGGTTACTTCTAAGAATGTATTGTTAAATTGAGCTTGACCGGTGACCCTACGACCATTGAATGATGCTCTATCTCTGCCACTCATAGAGAATCCAAATCCATCAACGAGTCTGTACCCTCTGAAGTCTTGAGTTCCAGTAAAAGTTATCGGGTTAGTACCAGCAGAACTTGTTGATACTACTCCACCTATCGCTTGTATTGAAGCCCATTGATTAGGGCTCCATAATCCAGAGGATCCATTAAATGTAAAATCAGAATCTGAAGTACTTGAGCTAAGTTGCATAAACTCAAACACTGTTGCTTTCACCTCGCTCTGAACTGGTGCATTTAGTTTTACTGAAACATTTGCGTCGGAGTAACTTCCGGTAAATTCCTTTATCGTTAGATCTACTGTTCCGGGGTAAGTAAATGGAACAAGTGTTTGATACTCTTGTATCTTAATCGAGTTATCTGTAAATACACCATTTAAAACTTGTTGCCTAAATACTGGAGGATTTGTTGTGTTATCAACTTCAGCCTCTAGGAATATTGCTTCATCAATTAAGTCCGTACCGTCTGGGGTTTGCAACCTATCTCTGTCATTTAATTTATTAGGAGGAACTCCTTTACTTATGTACTCATAAGCCCTTACCGCAGAAAATTGACTAGGCGGCAAAGCCTTGACTGAAACAATATTGTCGTGAAGTCTTAGTGTTTGACTATAAGTTGCCATTAGCTTTCAACTGATTTAATTACCGCAAAGCTTAATTGAACAGCATCTGACTTTGCACCGTTGTCATTAGAAATGTTTCTAAGCATAATTTCACAACTACCAGCGGATACAGTTGTNACTCCAACTAAGTACTCCGATGATGCTCCTATACAGTTTTTAACATTTACTATTACTACGTCCGTAGAAGCAATCTGATCGTTACTAAGAGTAAATTGAACATTTGTATCGTGCGCCAATGAAGCGCTATTCATAGTTATTTTACCACTGGTTTTATCTAGTGTAACCGAAGTTGATTTACTCGTTGATTGAGAAACAGTTCCTCCGTTTCCGGTAGTGTACCCTATGCTAGTACTAGCTAATACGTTGGTACCAGTTACAGCAGCTTTAGTAGAAGCGCCGATTACTGTAGCATCAATAGTTCCACCATCTATATTGGCGGTGGTTACTGTTCCTAAGTCGGCTATAGTCGTAGATGCAAAGGTAGAGTTCTTACCGAATACTATCTGCTCTGAACTATTAGTAGTTATAAATTTAAGATAAGAGTTTGACCCCTCTGTAACATTTAAGGAATCAGCTAAATTGTCCGCTAGTGTTATTTTATTAGTTCCAGTGTTTCCGCCGAAATTAATATCTAATCCATTTGCTGCGGCATCTACTGAAATCGAATCACAGTTAATGTCTCCAGCGTTTGTTATATTTCCGTCACTTACATCTATCGATGTAAATGTACCAGCGGCGGCAGTGCTTCCTCCTATCACGGTGCCGTCAATGGTTCCACCGTTCAAGTCACAAGTAGTAGCCGTTACGGAAGCTACATTAATCCCAGTAATTTCTGGGGTAGATGTTTGAACTCTGTGATTTACAATCAAGTCAGCCAATTCAATACTTGATGAGTCCGGAGTTATTACATTAACTCTCTCGTTTCCGGGAAGTAGTATTTCGTATATATTGTTGGCTACACCGGATTCAGCAGAACGATATAGGGTAACGGATCCATCTCCGTTTGCATCTGATGTAGATGTTACAAACCCCCTTGCTACCACAAAGTCGGTTGATGCTTTTGCACCAGCTCCGAGTAGAGTAAAGCGAAGTTTTTGATTAGCATAATTTTGATAACCAGCATCCTTTAAATTATAATTTACTGTTATTGAAGCCATAGTTTAAATTGTTTAGCAGTCCCAAGCTTTTCTGGACCAGTAGTTAGCAGATAGTTTTCCTTTGCCACCCTTGATGCCAGCACTACGAGCGCAGTAGCTTTTTTTACGAGCTGGTCTATTTTTCTTGATTGTCATATTGGCATCTCCAAAGCGTACAATCTTTTCTTTACCACCTTGGCAAGCTTTTACAACGAACTTCTTACCGCCTTGAACTTCTCGGCGAGGTACGTTGCACTTCATTTTATCTTTATCGATTGCCATTACTTTTTAGATTTTACTTTTGCTTTTGGTGTATTAGCTACGAATTGTTTTCCCTTTGCTCCTCCAGCTTTTTTCTTGCGAGCTGTAGCCGCTCTTTCAGACTTACTGAGGCTCTTCGCTTTTGCCATTGGAAGGCAACGGTCTGGTCTTTTCTTATCTTTTGAGGTTCCACAAGGTCCTTTGATGGATCCATCGATTCCGATTCGTACCCAGTTTTGTTCTCTCCACTTTTTGAGCTCACCCATTACTTCTTCTTTTTAGATTTCTTAGCGTAGTTAGGATCTTTACAGTACTTACTAGCCGCCATATTAGCATAAGCACTAGGGTACTTATCAAAAGTCCTACGTGCCCAAGCAATTCCAGATGGACAGATTTTGTTACTTTTTCTTTTTGCTGGCATCTTTAATGATTGATCTAAGAACCTTTGCTTGTCCGGCGTGAGCCTTACTAGCTTGTTCTAATTTTCTAGCTACGTTTAGTATTTTTCTTTTCACCTCTAATTTTCTCCAAGTCTTCTGCTGTTATCTTATCAAAAGGAATCGCTATCTTAGCTAGTGCCTTTTGCTTTGGACTGTATTTCTCGAATGGCATTATACTTTTCTCCTATTGTAATTTGGTAATTTACGTCTGCTTTGCTCTGCTTCCATTTCGGCGGCACAAGCTGGGCAACACGCTCCTTTCTTGTCCTTTTTTCCAAGGACTACGACTGACATCATTCTACCGTGCATTACTTCTTTTTCTTTTTCTTCATCATCATTGATCCACCCTTTGCTTTTGCAGCTTTTGATGGTCTTCCTACTTTACTTCCGTATGTTCCTTTTCCTTGTGGCATAGTTATTTCCTCTTGATTAGTGTTAATGTTAGTAGACACAGCCCCATAAGTAAACCAATGTGCATAGACTCTGGTATATTTGTTTGAAGTTCTCCGGGACCTTGTATTGTAAATTGTATTCTTCCAGTTGTGTTAGGGTCAAAAGAAGTGAACACCGCTGTGTAATCTTGACCACTAGTTAAAGATATTGAACCATCAAAGGGTAGAGATGTTTCTTCAAAGTTATGATCAAAGGAATCTCCTTGTTCTCCACCAAAGAATGTATACTCATCATCATTGAATGCCCAAGGCATATCATAGATTAAATTATTATCTAATGCAAATCCCTCATATAATAGTACAGATGTATCATTAGTGCCACTACTCAATGCACTTGAGTAATTATTAAAACCATAAAATCCAGTAGCAGTTGGTTGGAACTCTATATATTCGTAATAAGTTTTTATATTTCCTTCTTCTGAATTATCATCAAATACAAAACCTTCTACATAGTTTGATTCACCTATATCTACAGTTACATCATAGCTTACGCTATTAAGAAACACATTAGCTATCAATGCTGTACTTACGAATAATAATGGAATAAGTGTTTTCACTTTTTGAATAAAGATGTAAAGATTGAGGCAAACTCCTTGAAGAGTTTATTAATGAAGTTGTCCTTAGGTAAAAACATCATCACTATTGATATTATACCAATGTATGCAAATGCCATTCCGAGCATATTATCCTTGTAGTTATCGAAGATGTATTTAAAAAATTCCATTATTATATTGGTGATACTTGCCTATGTGGTCTTAATTCATCATCCATTGGATCAAAGGGTGTATTTACTATAGGTAAATCCTTGACATTGTTTGGTTCTGTGCTAGTTTCAGAGGATGATTCTTTTTCTTGAGNCTCTTGTTTATCTTCAGTTTTTTGTTCTNGGGATTGTTCTTGCTTATCTGATTTATCTGATTTTTCAGATTCTTCNTTAGATTTTTCCGATGGATTTTTTTCTTCTGCTTTGGCTCCCTTTTCTGATTGCTCTTTTGATTTGCTTTCAGTTTGCTTCTGCTCGGAAGGACCGTCAGACTTCTGGGATTCGGAGGGTGAAGATGCGGAAGATGAAGGTTTGGGATCCCCTCCAGAGGGAGTTTCGGATTGTGAAGGAGAGGGTGAAGCGATAGCCTCAACTTTGTTTACGAACTCTTGAGCCTCTTCCATTTTCTCTGACATAGCTTCTTGACCCCAATCATTCAAATAATGGAAATCAACAAAGGTATCAACAAAGAATGGAACTTCGATACGTTCCTCGACTACGTCATTAGCAACACTAGCCACGAAGACTTCTGTTTGATCTACAGCAACCGTTGTCTGAGCAACTGCGGCTGTGCTTACAGCAACACTCCCAGCGGTTCCTAGTTCACTTACCTTCTGTACAACCGGAAGGTCTTTTATTTTTTCGATAAAAGATTTTTTAAGTTGCTTACTAGCTGACCTAGCTTGATTGATAGCTTCGGCAGACTGCTCTTTAACTTCTTCAGCACTTTGATAATCTTTGCCTTCCAGTACTTGGGACAAAGAATCTCGCAGTTCTTTGAGTTTTTGTTTTGCAGTTTGCTTATCCATTTACAAAGTTTACAAATCATAATTATTTACTTACAGCAGCACTTCCAAAGTAGAAGGAAATGATACTAATGATGGCTGTTTTGATTTCTGGTAGGATTATATATCCGTGTAAAGTTTCATAGGTTGTACCTTTGGAGAAGCCAAACCATTTACTGTAATCAGTAGCGACTGTAACTCCTTCTTCACTGTGAGCTAAAATAAACGGTGCAATAATTACCCCGAATAAAACTGTAAAAACAATTATTCTACGTGTCCAAGCACCGAATGAATCCACCCTAGCTGCTGCTGCATCTGCACTATCGTCCGATGCTTTTTGTTTTTTAATCAAGCCCTCTGTAACTGCTGCTTGATTTTGTACTAATGTACCAATTAATTTAAAGAGGAATCCACTGGCTCCTCCGCCTAACATTGCTAATAATTCTGTACTCATTTAAGTTCCTTCCATAGTTTATAGATTGATAAAACTGTTAAAGTAATTAGAACCGCTTTGGACACTACACCGAGCATTAGGTCTACGTTCTGTATTGTATCCGTGGCTATCCAGCCGAAGATACCAACGGATAATCTTTGTAGTGTCTCCTCCATACTAGATTTCCTCCGGTGCCGGGAAGGTGACGCTATTTGTGATAGCTGACTCTTCATCTTCTGTTAGTTCGTATCCGTCCACAACTAGTGCATACTTTGCATCAGCAGTCTCTTGAGGGTAAGTCCTATAACGAGTGCCAGAACCTACTCTGTGGTAAGCATAGCCTCGTCTAGCACCCTCTGTGTCTGCTCTAGCAATAGCATCGTCTAGTGTTTCGTATACTAAGTAGTTTATTGTTTCTTCGCTCATAATTATAAAATATTAATTGGTTGTGCTAATTCTTTTTCTATATCTGAAAAATCAGATGTCTTATCTGATTCAAATAATACAAATGATTCTATATGTGCAAGGGTTGTGGATGTATTTGGGAATCTTCCTAGTACTTGAATAGAATCTCCATCTTGAGTTCTACTAATATCTGTTTTTAAATTAGCCCCATTAAATCTAAGTATCCCATCAGCACCTCCATTTACTCCACTAAATCCAGAAACAATGTTATCTGCATCTCCATCTGCTGATATACTACCAGAGTCATCGCTATCACTTGGGAAATATCTTGCCGCAGTTGCACTTATTGTTGCTTTTGGTTTATTATCATTTCCATCTTCTGCAAAAATAGTAAAAATAAAAGCTCCGTGAAATACAGTTGTAGTAAAAAATGTATAAGGCTCACTAGCTCCTACAGCTGAAGCCATATCTAAATGACGAATTGAATTATCTCTAGCAAAACCTAAAGAAGGAGTTCCGTTATTTAATTTAATTTGACCTCCATTTTGAATAATTCTTGGTTGATTGCTTGCTCCAGATTGAGTAGCATTATTACCATTACCGCTTTGGTCGTACCAAGTTTCTACGAAACCATTACGAGCTATGCGAGATACTTTGAAGTCAGATATAGAATAAGTTAAATTATTGTCAGCTTCAGAAAATACAACACCACTAGCACTACTATTAGTAGATGTTAATGTAAATGAATTAAATCCATTTACTACACTTTCTTCATTTGACATTAAAGTTCCACCTCCAAAGAAATCAGAATCAGTATCTCTTAGTACAATTTTTGGCGATGGGCTACCAGCATCAAAGGAACAATTAAATGATACATATATAGAATCCCCACTCGTAACATCTGCATTTAATTTAATACCAGCATATACTGTACTAGACACTACAGCTAATGTGAATCCATCTTTACCGTTTGGGGTAAATGTTCCATCTGCTGTAGGACTAAATGTTTTATCAAAGTCTCCATTGGTTTCATTCGCATCATTGTACAAACCATAATAGTTATTGATGTTGGACTCAATCTTGAAGCGATTGGCTGATTGGTCTGAATTATAAAATATTGCTTCTTTAACAGAACCATCAAATGGGCTTGAGCTTATAGCGTGTGCACCAATTCCTCCAGTTGTATTGGTTGGGTTAGCACTAGCCGAAGATACAGAACCTCCTTCTACTGCATCAGCAAATCCTTTAGAGGTAGATGAACCACCTATTGTTGTAAACAACATATCACTTTCAAATTGCGATACATTTTGAGATAAATTTACTACATTAGCTGAACTGCTTCCATTTCCAAAATGAGCTTCAATATTACTGTCGTCTCTAGCTTGAGCGAAAATAGTTCCATCTCCACTAAATCCTACTGAAAAAAGTACTTGTAAATCTCCATTCCCACCATCGGATTTTGCAATAGTAAATGCACTAAAGTTATTTATATTATCACATATATCAGCACCAAATCCCAAGAAGTCATTACTACCATCAAAGTCTAATCCATCAGCAAGCAATGCTCCACTTGATGCAATCTTTGGTTGGTTAGCAGAAGTTAATTGAACCGCATCGTTTGACCCAGCTTGGTCATACCAAGTGACAACAAAAGCATCTGTTCCACTGATAAAATCTCCTAGCGTAGTAGCCCCAGAAGATGCTACTTGAGTTCCCCCAGATTCTGATTCTTCTGTAACATCTGTAACTAAAGAACTATTACTTACTTTACCTTCTGAATCAAAAGCTACATCTACTTCGGCTTGGTCTGAGCTTCTTCGTATTTGAACTGCATTTCCAGTGTAATCAGCTTTTACTTTACGAAGACTATAAGCAGCTGCGGCTGTTGCTACATCTGCTGGTAGTGTACTCTCTAGTTTACCATTTATATAATCTTCTAATGCACCACTAGAAACTTGATTAGCTGAGAAGTCTTCTTCTGGGTCTGATGTTTCTCCTACATCTCTACGAGCTTTTACAACTCTACCATTCATTGAACCAATGTCTCGCAATGAGTACGCAACTGCAGAGCCTCCGAATCTACGAGCTACTCCTAGATCAGTATATGCATCAGCATATCCCTTGTTAATGTCCCAAGCACCACCAAGGTTGCCCTTGAGTACATTTTGGGCGGCACCTAAAAGTTCGGAAGACATAATTAATCAGTAAATTCTGAAGCGTGTATAGTAGCGTTTGAAGATCCATCATTGATAATATTCAAATTTTCAGCAGCAATTTTACTAAAAGTATAAGAGCGACCAGCAAAAAGAATATGACCTTTTGTTGCTAAAGGAGCTGTAGATCCATCAAATGTTACTCGTACATCTGCACCTTGAACATCCATAACTATGTATCTAGTCAGTTTATTAAAGGCTGCTGAATTACCAGCTGCAACTGTAGTTCCGCCGGTTCCGAATAAATCTCCAGCCGTTGATGATGTTGTTACTTGTCTGTCCGTTACGCCGGGAGTCGGCTTTGGATATAAGTTGGTTACGTATGAGTTTGCCATATGAGTATTTTACATTAAGTGTCAACGCCGTTATCGACTTTGGCGATTGACGTAAGTTGAAAATTTGTGATTGAGTGAATTGTTATTACTTCTTAAATCAATCTTCTCTAGCTCTTGAGCTAAGTAAGTTTGCGCAATAGCTTCTTCTGTTCTAGCATCTTGGTACTTTGACTCAAGTCTAAGGAAATCGGCGAAAGCAGCGTGAGCTAAGAAATAGAAAAACTCTAGTGGTATATCCACAGATGTTTCAGTAAATTCAGTCATTTGTTTTTTGTAAGTTACAAATGCTTTATTATCTGAGTTTGAAGTAATATTAAGTATATTTGCACCGGTGCTATCAACGAAGAAATCGTACTCGATTGAAGAGTTATTTAAGAAAGCTCTTTTTCTGTGAAGTCTTATGAACTCACCGATTGTATTCAATCCAGTTTCAGCGTAAGGTATTAGATTCTTTGGATCTACATTTAATACATCGGATCCACCTCGTGGTGTAAATACTTCAACGTCCTCAAGCAAACTCTTTTTAAGTGTGTCAGCTTCAGTAAACTGTGTAGTACCAGCAACCGTAACTCTATATCTTCCGTCGCTTTGAATAGCAACTGTAGCACCAGTAGCAACTATCCATTGACTGCTTGCGTTCTTATATATTATTACGCTTGATGTGGTTACACCTTGGTAAATGTTAGTTCCGGATTCACCTACGTTTCCATCGTTTGTTCCGAGCAAAACATAGTTTTGGTTTACTGATGTGCTTGTACTTGCAGTAGCTCCAGTTAAAGTATAAGAGTTTAAGTCACGAGCTTCAGAAGAAACTATGTATCTTGACCAACTAGGACTTGTGTTGTAAGCCTCAAATGCTCTTCTGTTTACAAAATTAAGTATCTTAGCTTGTTCGTCCGTAGTAAGTTCTCCGGCTCCAATTAAGGATTGTATCAGTGCCAATAAGTCCGTGTAGCTTTTTTCTTGCATTATATTTTATTAGGTGAAAGTTCTGAAAATTGTTTNTGGTAGTACTTTAAAAATTCNTTGGAGTGTACCTCTTTGTGTCCGTACTTGTTTGTTAATCTAAAAAACTCACGAGCTGGCATAGTTGCTACGCACTTACCTAGTCCCGGTATAGTTTTACCTTTAGTGTCTTGTGCTTCCTTTACAGCTTGAGCAACTCTAAGGTGTTCTGTTTTTCTTTCTAATTCAAAACCACTCTTGATTTCATTCATAAATGCTTGATCGAGTTCACCATCTGTGAAACCCTTTGGTAAGTCCGTAATAATGTCCATAAATATTTAAGTAGTTTTGAGTTAAAAAAAGAGGTAGGGGGCTTTCGCCCCCGTACCAAATTTTAATTGTTAAGCTTGTGAGAAGCGAATTGGGTCGAATACACGAACACCAATAATAACTTCACCAGCTGTTAAGTCTGCTACTGTTCCACCAAATTTATAAATAAGGTTTGTAGCGGCAGCACCACCAGAGCCAGCAACTGGAGCAGCTCCAGCTTCGACTGTTGTAGTTCCAGCACTTTGAACAAAGCTTTCACCAGTGTTGTACACAGTTGCACCAGCATTAGCGTCAATATCGAAAGAGTCGATAAGTAAATCATCGTCAGTTCCCATTCCAACCTCTAATGAGATGTCACTAGCTCCAACAAGAGCTACTGATTCAACAGCGAAAGCAACGTCAACGGCACCACCAGCTGGGATTTGTCCCCATACTGTTTGAGATCCGCCAGAGTTGACAATGTCTTGTGCTGTGAGTACTAAAACGTGAGTAAAATCTCCGCTTGATTCGTTAATTGTTAATTTTGACATAGTATAATATTTCCTTTGTTAATTATTAAGTAACGATTTGACCGTGTGCACGTGGGTGGTAAACACCTAGTGTAAGAGCACAATCAACAAAACCACGCTCACCGCCACCAAGATTTGGAAGACGTGTAGAGCCCATTGGGATTAACTCGTGAATACCGTAGTACTCTGGGTTAACTAAGAAACCGTCATCATTGTTTCCAGTGTCACCAGCAACTGCTGAAGGTGAACAAGCTGGGTTCATATTGACAACAGAAACAACACCGTGGTCTGACTGATAAAGCTCAACCGATAATTTGATTGAACCACTTTCGCCATCATAGTTAGTTGAACGAGATGTAACAACACCACCAGTTGAGAAACGAGCAAAGTCAGAAATTTGCTGACGAAGATCTGTATCTGCAACTAGCATTAAGTTGTCAACAGAACCAGTTTCGCGGAAGATTGAAGCAATCTGGCTGTTAAGTTCTGTTTCAGTATAAGCGCTACCGATTATTGAGTTATTAGATGCTTGTGTTTGGTAATCAGTTGGAACATCAGAAGGAGCTGCTGGAATTAATCCAGATGCACCAGATGCAGTCCATCTACCTAATCCACGAAGGGCGTTAGGAGTACCGGCACCGTTTTCAGTAGAAGAATCTTGGCGACCAGAAATGGCACCTTCGATGTCTCTTTTGAGTTCACGGATTGCTTTAGCTTCTGCTTGTGCAATTTTAGCTGGTCCGACTGAGTCGACAGCTTCTTGCATATCAGAAACCATATAGTCCCTACGGAACTTTTGTACGCGGTTACCAAGTTTTGCACGTCCAGCGAATTTGTCAGTAAATGCAGTTACGTCTGCACCTTCGCTGATACCAGCGATAGATGGAGCGGATAACTTATCTACTGTCCATTCAACGAACGTAGCACTAGCTTTCTGCTTTTGAGCAGAGGAAAGGATCGGTGTTTCTTCGGGAGCAAGAATTGACAAAACATCAGTCAAGTCTTCTCTGTTGGAAACGGCTGATCCTTGATTAGTAGTATCGAATGTATTTGAGAATGACATTTTATATTATTATTAGGATTATCTGTTTTTGAGTTGTAGAGTTCTGAGAGTAATGAAATCACTCTTGTTGCCAGATTGTCTAAATTGTTGGTTAAGGTTTTTAAGTGCCTTAGCGGACTTTCCCACAGTTTTCTCAGATGTAGATGCGGCTGATGCTGCCGTTTTCGGTGGTGTTAAAGAAGCTGATTTGCTACTTTGAGGAACTAACTTGCGTCCGTAGATACTGTTCGCAGCGTGCGCCATAATATAATTGAGCTGTGCTCCTATTTCTGGGTCCGCGGTTTCTGTTAGTTTTTTAAATCTAGGATCTGAAACCATAGCTTCGTAGTTCTTACGAGTATCGTTATCTTCTCCTTTTAACCACTTGAGTTCTTCCGAAGCTTTTACATCAAAAGCTTCCTTTAATTGTTTGCCGTTTTCTTTGGCTTGAAGAACCTTTAGTTGAGCCGGTAAGAATTTATCCCTTGATTTCCGAGCTTGTAGCAAGCTTGATCGAATATCTTTTTTGGTAAGTTCTTTACCTTCTACTTCCGTTACGATGTCTTCTGGTCCGTATTCATCCGAGTTAAATAAAATATCTTCCGCCCATTCAATNACTTGATTAACCTCTTCAGCTTTATCTTGTAATCCATCGATAGTATTTACTTTTTCGTAGGGATTATTGGCAAGGGGTTTATCTTTTTGTAATGGGTCAGAACTATTAAGCTTCGCCTCTAACTGCTCTATTTTGGCTTCAGCTGCTTTACGCTTTGCTGTAAGTTCTCCAAATCTAGCAACGGCTCGACTTCCTAACTTTTCTGATAGTTCCCGAAGGTCATCTTCGGACATCTCATCTAGATCTAACTGTGAAAGAACATCTGTTGATTCCTCGGATAACTCCTCGGTCTCTTCAGTTTGTTCAGCAACGACTTCTTCGTTAACTTCTGTTTCAGTACTCTCGACTGATTCTTCTTCAACTACTTCATCTGTTGCTTCAACAATAGGAGCTTCCTCTTCCTTGATTGGATTTAGTTGCCCCAAGCGACGATTTATAAAATCGTTCACTGACATATTTGACTGTTCCGCTGTTGTTTCGGTTGAGGGTTCAGCGACTCCCTCTGTGATTTCGTTTGACATAATGTTTACGCTTTTTTACGTGAGCGATCACGATGGTTATATTATAACTTATATATCAAGTTAAATTCTTTCTGAGAATTTTGTTCTTAGAGTGCGCCAATCACACATCTGTAATATCTGGTCATATGTTAGAATACGACCAGAGATTTGTTGTAGTTGTTCGCTGTTTGCGTTGTGTAACTCCTCTATTGTTTCTTCTCGTAAATCCGAGATTACTTGTAGAAATCGAGCAAAGGACTCGTGGTTACTTAGTATTGATAGATCTGTTTCTAGACTCATAAATTATTCCGCGATACCTTTTAGTGCATTAGATAGTCTTTCCATCCTTTTTCTTATTCCTCTTTTAGATGGATTTCCTTCTGCATCTCTGTACTCGTCATTATCTAAGAACTCATCTCCAGCTTCTAAGAATTGACCAGCATTTATAAAATCAATAGTGTCTGGACTATCGGGTAAACTTCCTCGGTAGTTTGAACTTATCATACTGTCCCTTACATCAAATGGAAGGTTTGCAAAGTCCGGAAAAGTTTCTTTCATATATCCCATCCTATCTTCAACTCTTTGTTGGAATCTAGGTAAGTCCTCTTCTTCTGTATAGACTTGTCCTACTTTTACTTGAGGTCCGTATTCGCCGAATCCACCAGTAGGAAACTCTTCAAATATTGGTTTTCCAGTTATTGGGTCCGTTCCCTTCTGTAATTTTCTAGCTACATCTATAAACCCTTCGTCCGCTTTTAACGTTTTCATATACTGAGAAGCATCAAATGGATCCATACCTTGGGATCCAATTAACTTACCTTGGGGTAAACCAGATGGTAACATACGGCTTGATGGTTCCGGTACTACTCCTAGCATTACATCCGGAGTCAAATCCCCAGTGGGCTCAGTAACAACTCCAAGCATTAATCTTTCCAATTCTGTCATATTATACTCCTTGTGTTTGAATGTTACCCATTTGAGCTGGTTCAGTTCCGACTCTTCCGATTTGAGCGTTTTGAGATTGCTGCATTTGGAATGTGTACTGACCAATGTACTTCTCGATACGTGCTCGGAAGGCTTCATCTGACTGCAAGCGAGCAGCAACATCTGGCTGAGAAACATACTGCTCAATAACTTGCATTGCAATCTGAGCACCGTTAGGACGTGCCGGCATTTCAATACCAGCAAAGATTTTAGCGAGGTCATCTGTTACTTGTTTTACAACTTGTTCTTGAGCTGCTTCTGTAGGTTGTAACACCCTATCCGCAAGTACCGGATCAATGCTGTTAGCAGCTGCATCAAGCAATGCGTCAATGTTAATACGACCACTACGGTCAAGTTGCGTAAGCGCAACGATTTGGTTAAGTTTTTGTTCTTGAGTTTCTGGATCCGAATTGAGGACATCGTATGAAATCATTATGTCGTAGTTCTCGTCTGGGTTGCCCTTGTCGAACTCTACGGGGTCTGGCGATCCGGTAACTCTAAAGAAAACTGAGTCCGGTCCAAACCGCTGAAAACATTTATAGCACATCTGTAAAACCTCTGCTGAGTGCTGAAGGAACTTATCTACTAAGAATTGTTTACGTACTTGAGAGATCTGAGATGTTTCATCCAAACCACAAAGTCTGTCCGCTTGTGCTTCCATTGTCTTTTCTATTTCAATAGAACCAGTAGGGGAAGGAGGAGTAGGAGCAAAGTCGAGATCTCCCTTTCTGCGGTAAGGTATCATCCTTCCGGGACCCCAATCTGTTGGTGCTTGACCAACTGGGTGAAGAATCGGAGGTAGAGTGGCTAGACTGTTTCTATCAATACGTGAGTCCCTTTCTACCTTGACTTGATTCTGAATGCCGCGAAGGATGTCTGGAATAGTTTGAGTATCATAGAGCCTCTTACTATCTTCAGAAAGTTTAGTAACTACTACTGGGTAGTCTTCGTAACCGTTCAATAACTCGAACTTAGCATAGCCTTCACTGTACTGCTTGTGAAAGACTGTGCAGTAAATACCTTCGGAACCATCTTCTTGATCTATTAAACGTTGGTATCCGTAAACTATTTCGATTAACTCATTTGCTTCGTAAGCATTGTCAGTAAGTGAAGTACTTCTACCTCCTTCTTGTTCGCGCTCTATGGAATCTATACTTACTCCTCTATACTTTTCTATCATTGTTTCAACGAAGTCTTCATCCCATCCGTCGGTAACAACTTTATTTTCTAACTCTTGAGGTGTGTAGTAAGTTCTCCAAAAGCAATAAGGAGCTCTTTGTGGATCCGTAACATAAGGAGGGAAGAAAAAGTCTCCGTCCGGTGCAAGTGTCTTTACATCGGGGGCATCAACTTGTCTGCGTACAATCGGAAGTTCCGCTTCTCCTTTTTTACGTAACTCCTTGAGAGCTTTCTTAGCTCTTTTTTTAGTTACTCCCGGAAATGTTGCTTCCAATAAAGCTACTAAGTCCTCGTCATCTTTGCCTTCTTGGATTAATCCCACAAGCTCTGGAGCTATTTGACCGATTTGATTTAGGTCTAAACGCTGTAAGAACTTACGGTCTTCTCTTTGCCAACCTACGTAGGTCATTAAAATACCGCGCTCTAACAAATAATTAGCTCCGAGTTCCATCTCTCTTTTAAAACGAGGAATGTATCCACTGGATACCATCCACTTCAAGAAACTGGATACTACTTTACTTCTAGGTATGTCTGTGCTTTCTACCGGAAACGCTCTTACATTAGAACGATTAAGAGAAGACATAAACAAAGATACAAGACGAGTAATGCGTTCATCAATAGTGTGCGCCTCCATATCAGCAGCCCCTTCCCAAGGGAAAGCATCAGCCCCGTGCTTTCGGTGGTCACGGCTTTTACCAGCCCACCAGTTACGTCTATCGTCATAACTACTTCGGCACAAATCAAAGTATGATTCTAGCTCTACAGTAGTCTGATCGTACGCATAACGTAATGTATTAATATCGGGCTCGGTCCCTACGTAAGTAAGGCTTTCTGAAATTGAGTCACTTTGCATAGTTTATTTAATATAATATCACACGTATCAACCTCTTTGAGGTGTTTTTACCCAGTTGTACTTTGGATTATCTGAACTATTATCAGCCTCTACGTAAATTAATTTACCTACTGTAATCTTTCCCTTCATACGCATAGGTATTTTAACTGGTACTTTTTTAGTTATTTCTTTTATGTATGTCATAACGTACATAGGGTTCGGCGCTAACTGCACTACTGGTCCTCTGTAAAGAACCGGCATTGAGATGAACTCATCTAGGACTCTTTGACCATCGTCATTAATCCAAGTGCCTTTACCTTTTCCAGTTACCATATCTTCTTCTAGTTCTTTGAATACTAGTTCAAGGGCTTCCTCGAAAGGTATTCCGTATTCTTCTGCTATTTCTTTTAGTTTTTTCTTAGGCATATTAGTACCCTCCTTTTGTATTTGTTATAGTTTGATAATCGTTAGCATCTATATGGTCGGGACCTTCGCCGCCATTTGCCATTCGTAAATATCTGATCACGTCAAAGAAGTCCTTTAGGGGTTCGTCCATCTTTCCGTTAGAGTTGTAATTAATTAAACTATCAATCAAGTTACCGCACTCCTTATGGATGTAACATCTGGGTTGATTGATTTCATCTATCTCTACATTGGGGTTGTAATTAAACCACTCGTCCAATGCAGTGATTCCCATCTCTTCGGTTCTACCATCACTAGGAATGAAGTTCATTCCGTAATCATAGAAGGCAGTGAAGAGATCATCATTGTTCTCATTCTCCCTCGCGAAGTATCTAGAGTCCCCGATTCTTTCTATTACTTCTATTCCGAGGTCCTCTTCTATTTCCTTGAAGAGCTCTACGTAGCCTTCTACGTTGTACCCCATCTTTTTCGCGGCTGGTCCAAATCGCCACTTTGGATCGCCAAAAATTGCCCACTCTCCGTATGTATCACGGTCGGGGAACTCTTTTCTAATATAGACGTTATTATCTCTATCAACTCCAGCCCAGATTGCAACATAGTTCCTTGCTCCGGCGGGGTCGACCACTTGATAACAACTATACTTGGACTTATCAGTGATGTCTGGAAATCTTCTTCTGTGTTTATTGGGTACTTCAGATAATACATTTACTTCTGTGTTAAATAATGGTAAGAGACTTGTCATTGATTTCACCGGTACTCCGTAAGCACGTACCATAATCTCCTCTTCGGGTCTGCCACGAAGGTCCTTTGCTATACGTTCATAGCCCCCGAATGGGTTCTCGTCTGAATGCAAATAGATAACCCCAGCATCTCTCTCTGGACTGTACTGCTCTATAGGTACTTCCTTGTTCTTGAGTAACTCCGCCTTCCTAGTTTGCTTAGTCTCAGCTCCCTTTAAGTAGTCATTGATGAATGGAGTATAACCATCAATCGGCGTAAATCCAATCACCATCTTAGCATCTCTAGTTGCTAATCGAAACCGTAAGGTGTTTACTAACGCCGCGTCCCCAAGGTACTCGTCCAACCAAGCGCCTACGTTTAACCCATTTGGTTTCTTGAAACCGAACTCAAATCCTTCTAGGATTGTTTGATTGTTGCTGTACTGCGTATAAGTCTTGAAGTCTACCCTCGTCTTAGTGTCCGGAAAAATAAAAGAACTTCCGGTGAAACCGTTCTGCATACTAAAGTTTATATAGCCGTCTATACTCTTTGTCTTGCGCTTGAACTCCTTTGGCATCATTTCCCAGATTGC